CAGTTAATGAGTTAGTGGTTCCTGAAGTAGGAGTAGGGGGTATTATTTCTTCGGATCCTCATGTTTCTGGAACAAGTGGTACTACATTATCTTTAAATAATCAGATTGCTACTTCAGGATTAGTGAGTATTTATAATTTCTTAGATGCTGATTTAGTGGCTCCCAATTCTAGTGAATATTTTGTTATTAATTGTAACACAAGTGCTGTTAGTGATAAGCCAGCCCAATTAGTGGGCTCTTCTATTCCTTCGATGTTCCCTTCGGGGATTGGAATCCCATACTTTCTTTTCTGGAGTAAGTGGAGACGGTAATCCTAAAGTTCTAAATCATGCTGCTAATTTAGAATATTTGCATTCCCCCTATAGACCATACGGATATGGGAGAATTCAGAGTGGTTGGGATGACATTGAAAGTTTGTTATATTCAAGGTCAGGAGCTACTTTTGAATTTTGGACACATGTTCCAGACCTTCATGACAGTGCGGGAGCGGGATGGAATGCTGACAGTGCCTTATCGTCATTACATAGAGTAGTAGTGGGTTGTGAGAATCGTGGAGGAACCTTCTCCTCAGTAGATCCTTACTGGGTTGCTGGCCCCCAACAAGGCACTAAGACAGTAAAGGGTTTATTGATGGGATTTAGTAGGGACTGTCGCATGACCAGCGGAACTGCCCCCAGTAATAATCCTGCGGATAATGACCTCACAAAGGGTCTTGTATTTCATATGAGTCCTACTCAATCTATTAATACGAGTGGAGTAACATTCTTAGCTGCTTCAGCTAATCCAATTCTATGTCCTCAGGATATTGTACCCCCGAGTGGATACTATGGAATACAAGTAGATACATCTACTACGGCTCTTAATGGGAGTAGTTTTGATGATTGTTCCGCGAACTTTATGTTAGCTACTGTTACGGTAGATTATGTTTCTAAGTTAACACACATTTATTTAAATGGAAGTCTTTTAGCTTCCTCTACTATAACGGAGACATTTGGAGATACAGGGCCTCCTCAAATTCCAGGCATGATAACTCCTGATTCCTTTAGTTATAATTCTGTATTTAGTGGCCTTCCTATGAACGGACCTTTGTTCCCACCTAATTCAGTGGGGCAAACAGATTTTTGGTATTGGGATGGACCACAGCTTCAAGGGGGAAATTCTAGGATGGCTTTAACCCCTTGGATAATTGGGGGAGGTTACACAGATGGTATGTTTTATAAGTCTGGTGACGGATCCATAGAAGGCATGAACTTTATGGGAGGAAAATGGGGAGGCAAAAAAAGTGGTTTATATGGATACCTTGGAAGCCTAAAACTATATAATAGAGCCCTTTCTTCTGGTGAAATTTTAACTAACTATAAAGCTCAACAAGGCTTTTTTGAAAATATTTTAATCTAATGGCTATTACTACTACTCATAATTCTTACGGAGCCCCAGTTAGCATTAGTGTTAAACGGGCTACCGCTTCGAAATATAAGAAGAATAGCGGTTTTGCCTATCCTCTCGTCGGTTCTTTTAAGCAAGTAACAGGAAACCCCACTGTGTTACAAAATAACAAAGGACCAGGGGGGTATTTTAGTAAATCATATGGGGTAGATCTTATTAGAAATAATTTAAGACAGCTTTTTCTTTGTGAAAAAGGAGAAAGAGTAATGTTACCTGGGTATGGAATGTCTTTGAATAGATATTTATTTGAACCCATGGATGAAACAACTTTTTTCTTAATGAGAAACGATATTCTTCAAACTTTAAAAAAATACTTTAGTATAGTTAAGGTTATTACTCTAGCTATTTTTGAGGATAGGTTTCGAGACCATCAGCTTATAGTAAAGCTCACTCTTCAATTATTAGATGAGTCGTTAGATATTTTTGATGTAGAGGTTAGTATAACATAATGGCATTTTCAGGAACAACAAATACAGATTTTATGAAGTTAGGGGCAATTCCTGACCAGAAAAAACAGCAGTATATCGACTATGCGGGAAATGATTTTTATTCTATTCGACAAGACTTAATCGAATATATTAAAGCAGTTTATCCATTAGATTATCAAAATTTTTCAGAATCTGATTTAGGAGTAATGCTAATTGAAATAGTAGCATACATGGGGTCCGTTTTATCTTTAAAGGGGGATATGCTGGCGAATGAAAATTATTTAAGAACAGTGAAAGTTCGTTCTAACCTAAGAAAACTTTTAGAATTGGTAGGGGTAGATATGCGGGGTCCCTTAGGAGCAGCGGCTTCTGCTAAATTAACTTGTACTACTGATCCTGTAGTAGCTAATTTTCCTCTAACTTATACGCCCAGTAATAGAGTTTTTGCTGTTACCTCGCGGGAAGATGGAGCCCCAGTAAATTATACGTTATATAAAATCGAAAATAATCTTATTCAAGATATTAAAAATGTTAATGCATCTTTTGACCTTTCAGGCGATGAAGCAGATAACGCAGTAAGTTCTGTCTTTACGAATGTGGCTATGTTAGAGGGATCTTTAAGTGTGCAGAAAGGAAATTTTGATTCATTAGAAGGGAACAAGCGAGTCTCTTTGACGGATTCCCCCATTATTGAAGGAAGTGTCCAAGTATATATTGATACAGGAAATTCTGCGGATCCTGCGAACGGATCTTATACCCAAGTTGATAGGCTATTTTCTGCGTCAGGCTTAAACGATAGAATTTTCCAAGTTATATACGATGATAATTATGCAGCCACCGTGTTATTTGGTGATAATGCTTTAGGTATATCTCCTCCAGCAGGATCAACATTTACAGTAGTGTATAGAGTAGGAGGGGGGAGTAGAGGAAATATTGGGAAAGAAATGATCAATGTGGAAACTACAGTTGAGACTGCGGGAGGTACCCCAGATGCTCTCACTATGACTACTGAAAATATTTCTGATGCTACAGGGGGCTCGGAAGCTGAAACATCCCAACATGCTAAAAAATATGCTCCCTATACTTTTAAGAGACAAGATAGAGTAGTAACTTTAGAGGACTATATCGCTATAGGCAATACTTTTAGAAGCTCTCAAGGAACTATAGGAAAAACTACTGCTGTTACTAGGGATGCTTTTTCATCAGCTAACGTTATTGATTTGTACACGTTAGAGAAGGCAGATGATTTAAGGCTTCAAAAAGCTTCCCCTACATTTAAAGAACAATTACTTGCAGAAATTGAGCCTAAAAAGATGTTGACTGATGAAGTAGCTGTCGTAGATGGGCTCGTTAGAACTTTAGATCTAGTAGTGACTATACGAATTGATAAAGAATCCGAAGCGATTGAAACCCAGATTTACCAAGAAGTATCTCAAGTTATTCTCAATCATTTCAGTATTGATAGTGCTGATTTTGGAAAGCCTTTTGTGGCATCGGAGTTAAATAGAGAAATTTTCAGGTTACCTAGTGTAAGGTATTCTACCGTGGATAATATGCCTGAGGTTACAACGGTAGATTTTAATGAGATTATTCAATTAAACAACTTTACTATTAATACTGTGTTAGTGTAATGTCCAGAAGGTATATAAAATCATCTAAGATCAATCAGTTAGATCAGGTTACTCCTGAAATAGTTGCGGTGGTGTCTGCTAAAGATAATATCGCAAGTAGGGCTCAGACACAAAAATACTTTAAGAGAAATTATTTAGAGGCTATCAGGCAGATAGTTCCTGATTTTTATTTTGAAGATGAGGTGGCGGCTAGTGGAACTCATATCTCTTATCCTAATCAATTAATTAACTCTCATATTAGCTAATAAACATCAATCTACTATCCTCCCTGTTTCCTCTTTAACCTACGATCATTATCTTTCGGCTATCAATACCCCTTCGGGCTTTGCCAAATATTTTTATAAGCACTATAACCCCGCTCAAATTACGCCTGATGATTTTCAACGTAATATATTATTTCCTCTAAAAACCAAATTATCTAATTACAGTACTAGTCAGGCTTTTATAGACTATGTAAGTGGAACTCTCCTACCTAGTATACCTGCTATAGCTACAGGTTATCATGAGACTGATAACTTAGCTACTCTTACAGTTAGTGCTTATGCTAATGATTCTTCGGGGACCTATAAGTATTTAGCGAATAATTTAGGGTGGCTATATTTCCTTAATAGAGAAGGTCCTACAGATGGATTTGATCCTTCTGCGGGGCTTGCCACCTTAATGACAAATACTTTTTGGAGGGGGCGATCTCTTGTACTTGAAGATGTTATTAATATTTATCAGGAATACCTGTGGAAAAATCAACCAGTTTGGGGGATAGCAGAGAAAATTATCCCTACTAATTATGTTTCAGGAGTGGATATAAGTGCAGTTACGTGGACCAGTGGCACCCAATTACTAGATCGTCTTAAAACATTAAATAAGGTAGTATACTCTCCCCACTATCTGGATAGTCCTGATACAGCCGTAGAGGATGCTTTCTATACTTACCTTTCTACATCAACTCCTACTGAAGATGGATCATTAATTACTACTACAGAAGAAGCGGGACCTTTAACTCGTTTTCTGGAGGCTATGTCTTTCTCTATTGCGGATAG